TTAATACATAGTAAGAACCTTCTCTAGCTACACTTTCGACATACACAGGATAAGTCTCATTCATTTCACCTACAATTCGCTCTCCTGCAGAGAACCAATCTTGGTCAAATACTAATTCAAAAGTAGTGAAGTTAAGGCCTGGTTGGTCTGCACTGGTAATAGCTGTACCACCAATACGACATTCTACTAGAGGGATATTATCAACTCCTTGAGATTGAAGTTCCCATTCAAAATCATCATCTGTTTCAAATTCTTTAGTAGGGAAGGCTGCTAATACAGAGTCTAAGTTGTTTCCAAAATAAGACTGCTGGATCATAGTGATTAAGTCAGATGCTTTCTGTGGCTCGATTTGCCAGATTGCCCCAAGGTGGTTCTCAGTTGTGAGACCTTTCCAAGTGGTAGCATCCATTACTTGTAATTGTGAAATTAAACTTGGCATTTGTTATCTATTTAAAATTTTTATTATCCTTTAAGAAAGTCATTAAGACCATCTATTAACTTACGTTGTGAACTTCCTCCGCTACTTGCAGGTGAATTTCCTGCACTAGAGAATGAACCTTGACCACTTTTAATTCTTTCTGAAAGTGTCTTAGAAGCAGTTGTTTTAGCTTCTTTTACAAACTTATCAAAAGTAGTAAAGCCTTTAGTTACAACATATAATGTATGAAGTTTAACCTTGAAGTCATCATCTTCAAGATATTTAGCCAGTACTTCATTTACTGGTTTTTCATCAATCATTTTGGCAGGCTTTGTAATTGACTCATATACTTTCTCTTTTGTTTGAGAGTTTATAGTCACACCTTCAATGATTGTTGAAGTTTGATTAACTTTAGATTTTAACTCTAAAAGTTTATCAGCTTCTTTTTTCTCCTCTTGAACTCTTTTTTGTTTAGCTTCTTCAAGTTGCTTTGTTAATTGTTCTTTCTCAAAGTTTGCTAAGAACTGTTTAGCCTCAATAGCTTCTTCTACATCTTCATTAACAGCAAGAGTTCTTTCTACGTACTTATTAGCCTCTGCTTGGGATAAACCTTTAGCTAAACATTTTCTACGAATTAACTCTGCTCTTAATTCTTGAGAAGCTTCAATTTGTTCCTCTTTTATGTTCTGATATACACTAGCATTATATTTCTTTTCAGAATATGTATGCTGTGGTACACCGTTTCTTAAAGCTTCAAGGTATTCTTTTTGATCTTCATTTAGGTCTGCTAATTCAGCAGATTTAATTTGTTTTTCAAAAAGTTTAACAAAAGATTCTTCATCTTTAATTTCCTTTAAATCTTCTTCTTCAATATAAGAAAGAACTCCTGACTCAAATAGATGTTGAGCTAAGGAAGAAAGCTGGGTATCAGAAGAGTGATTATTATCTTTCTTGTCAGGAGCCTTTATATTTGTTTCCTTTGGAGTACCCTTAGAATTGTTTTCTTCCTCCCCATAAGGATCTAATTGTGCTATTTCTTCTTCTGTTAGTTTTGAAAGAAACCCTTCTTCTTGAGTTTCTTCTTCATTAGAATCTTCTTCTGTCGTTTTACTTACAGATTTCTTTTCGTCTTTTGAAGTAGTAGTTTCTAAATCATCTACTTTAGAACTACTTTCTTCAGATTCAATGAACTTTGTTAAATCAATGTTTTCAAATAAATCTTGCATTTTTCCTTATTTTTCACTTTTCTGATACAAAGATAGTAATTAAAAATAATATATAGTTGACATTTCCAAGTACTTACGTAAATAAAAATGTCAAACTATTACTATTTTTTATTTTTTAGGAGAAGCTGGTTTACTTTTTTTAATAGCCAGATCTTTCTCTTTTAATGTTTCTTGAGCTTTATTCTTTCTAATTGTTTCTTGCAATTGAGTTTCTTTTAACTTAAACTCTTTCTCAAACATAGCCCAATCTTGTCTTAACTTATTTAATGTAATTTGTTCAGTATTATCTGGATCACCATCACCATCAGTATCTGAGTTTTGTAACTCCATATTTTTAATGGTAATCTTTGTATTATTGTTCTCAGTATTTCTAGCATCTTCTCTATCCCACTTTTCTCTTTCAAAGTTTCTAGCTCTCTCAGCCTCTTCAGCTTGTGCCTGTAACTGTTGATCTTGTAAGACTTGTTTCTGCTCGTTTGCTTTAGCAATCTGATTATTTTTATCTTCTTCAAATGTCTGAATTTTTCTTCTAATAGAAGCCAATGAATCAGTAGAATAGATATCCATAATCTGAGAGAAGTTTAACATTTGGTTTTGTAGAGCAGCTTGTGCTAATGACTTTAATGCATTTCTTAATTCTACTGAACTAGAACCATCTGTAATAGCAATATCATAATCAATCTCATTAAATTGTTCTCCATCAATTTCAAATATATCTGTAGAACCATCGTCTAGTACAAATTGTACTTTTTTATTCTTTTCATCTTTCCATGCATATTTAGCAGCTTCTAGTAGACATTCTAATACTCTTCTTTTAACTAAATCATGCTCTGCAAACCAATATTCTGTAATATGACTAGATTGACTAATTTCTCTCTCAACATTAGACACAGCCTCTCTTGTAGAGATTTGAGCTTGTCTTGCTTGAGATACTCCTGCAATTTCACCCATCTCCTGTTTAATGTAGTTCATCATATTCATATACATTTGAATAGAATTACCCATTTCCATATCAATAACAGGTTGTTGAGGATTCATACCTCCAGCTATTTTACCTAATGCAGTTCCTTTATTACCCTCTTTAAAAGCATCATATACTGCAATATTCATTGATTCTGCAAAAGATAACCACTGATCAATTTGCCAATTTTCAGGTATCTCATGTAACCCTAGTCTCATGATCTTACCTTTATTCTTTGAGATCATTAATTCAGTGTTATATGCTAATATATTATATAGGTATTGATAAGGTTTCATTCTATCCATTAAGGATATAGCCTCATTATCATTAGTATTATAAAGAGTTCCTACAATTCCTGGATGACATTTTGAAGGATTCTCCATACTTCTATATTGAATAGGTTTTATCCTTATCTTTTTATATAAAGCATTAGTACTAGTACCTAATCCTCCTCCAATTTTATGTCCTTCCCACCACTCATTAATCCATATTTCTTCAGCCTCTTCACCTTTGGTTTTATCTAGTTTATACCCTTCATCAAATAATTCTTCTTGAGGATCCCCAAATTCATCATAATACTTTACTTTAAGCATTTTTCTCATGGATCTCCAATAGACTTTGATTACACGAATATTACCATATTCATCATATGGTGCACTGTAACCCAAATTGTTATCTCCAATAACTCTTAGGATATCCTCATCGAGTTTCATTTGGAGATCTGGCTTGTAACCAATATCTATACCTAATTTTCCACCTCTATCTGTTATATAGCGGCTTTCAATCATGTCAATTTCTGATGGACTTAATTCTTCATGGTATTCATCAATAATCATTCCTGGAGAATGATAGCCTACCACACATATAATATCAGCATCCTCAATATAAGGACTTTCGCCTGATCTAATTGTAAATACATTTTTAGGATTTAATCTTTTGACTACAGGTTCTTTCGCTATTACATCTATTAGATACATTTCCTCAGCTACTAGCAAGGCATCCTTAAATCCTTTAGCAAACTTATCATCTAATCTTTGTTTATGCCATAAATGCTTTAATATTTGAGTAGCTCGTCTTTCTCTAAGATCTTGATATTCGTATTTCCTAAACTTTTCAAAGCGTTGTAAATCTTTCTGAATTTCTTCTTCATTCTCCTGATTTACATGTCTTTGAAACATCTTTGCAAATTCTTCTTTAAGTTGTTCTTCTTTTTCAGATATTGCATCATCATTTATAACTCTTACTGTAAAATCAAATCTTCTTTTAATAGCTTCTCCTACAAGTAAATCTATCTTAGGATTTGCTATAGGATAGTTTTGCATCTTAGCAGGAGCAGTTATATTTTGTAACTGTCTTGGATTACAAATTCTTTCAACATCAGATTGATCTAATATATCAGAATAAAGATTGTAATTAATTATTTTATTTCTTAGAGATTTTCTAAGACCTTCGTTTATATAAACTACTAGATTTTCCGCAGCATTTACACATTTTTCTCCCCACTCTTTGTTTTTCAACTTAGTTGGTTTTTTTTGTGCTGGAAATTTTGATAATGATTGTCCTATCATAAACCGCAAATATACATTGATTATTCGTTACTTATACCAAATCTGTTAAAAATTTGGCTTGTGTTATTACTAATATTTTTATTTTCATCTCCAAATAGACTATCAGGCTTCATTACTGCAGGCTTCTTAAATCTCTCAAAGAAGGGATCTTCAGATAGAGATTTAACTTGTCTTTGTTTTCTCTTCTCAGTAACTTTAAATAAATCTTCTTTAAGAATCATTACCTGAAGCATTGCAGATATTCTATCGAAGTTACCATCTGGTTTATAACTGATTAACTCTTGTAGTAATCCTTGACTTCTTATTTTATGGAGATTCAATATATTAGGATCATCCTCACCATCAGGATTATATGCAGGTTCCAGTAACCATTGCTCAAGTAGTCTCATTGCATACGCAATTACTGGCCCACTCATATTCACTCCTTTAGACTTGTTTCCTATTCTACTAATAGTATAATCCATTACATCTCTAAGAGTTTCTGGAGTATCTGATAACAGGTGTATTGATTTCTTCTGCTCATAATATACATATAGTCCTTTCTTATTATTTTCATAACAATGTTTTGCACTATAAAATATATTTAATTTCCTAGTTATCTCATAGAAATCCTTGGCTAATCTTCTTCCTGTATATTCTGCTACTATTCTGTTAGTCCACAAATCAAGTATAAAAGTAGATCCCAAAGATGAGGTATTAGATTCATCATCATCATAAGTATCTGTTCCTTGAATGTATCTATCTTGGTAAACATTTCCTTCTTTATCTTTTTTTGGCATTTCAAATATCTCTATAACTCCAGGACATGCCGAGTTATCAATAATTGGCCAAGTTTTAACTAACTCATTTTCATCGCCTTTTTCCCAAACTAACTTACCATCTACAAATCTTAAGTCTCCTATCCAGTGAGTATTTTGGTATAAATGAGGTTTTGTTTTTACTTCTGCAAGATGTGCTTTTATATCTGCAACAGGAAATCTATTTCCTTTTACATTTAAGAACATTTCAGATGGTACTATTGGGTAGTTCATCATCTCTAAATCAAGAGCTGACTTTGATTTTGCTTTCTTCTTTTCCTCCCTAATAGCTGTTCTATAAGCTAAAGCTTTTTCTACATCCGTATTTCCATTACTATCTTTAAATTGATTTAATGTATAATAAGATGGAATGAACCATCCTATCTTTCCAGATCCTTCCCACTCATCATCAAATTCTAACATATCAAACCCCGCTGGATCTCTGAATATAATCTCTGCCTCTTGTACTTTCTCTACGTTACCTCCTGTACCTAAATAAAGTGCACTTCCAAATTTATCAGTACCCTCCACCATAGTCGCTGTATTAGAACCATGTATTTGTAACATATTTTCCACAAGACCTTGCTCCTCTACAATAGTTACTGTATAACGACCTCCTGCTGCAGCTTCTGGATTCTCAATAGTATATACTACATGAGCAATATAAGAACCTGTACCAAAAGTTTTCCAATCTCCTGCTATCTTCTTTTCATACTCATGTCTCCATTTGTTTTTAACATTATTAGGAGCTAATGATCCTGACATTCTTTTCTTTATTGGACTAGGTTCTTCATCTGGAGTATCTTTCATCCATGCCCCAGGTAAATTCTCAAGACACTCTTTTGCCTTCTGTAACATCTCTGATGATTTAGCAGCAATTGAGGCTCCTACGCATATCTCTACTTTGTAAGGATTTTTCTTTGATTCTTCATCATACACTTTAGCATCATCAAATAATATAGCCCACAAACAAACACCTACTGCTGTCCAATATGATTTACCTCCACCACGAGATCCTAACATAGTCATATTTTTAGCCTGATTATTGTATAGGGCCCTACCCATAGGTCTATCAAAATAACTTCTTAAATATTGTCTTGCAGGTATGTATGTTTTTAATGTGCCATCTTTCTTATAACAATCTTTACTAAAAGTAGGACTAATACTTAATTGCTCTGAATAGTTTAATACTTCCCTATTGCAGGTGTATTCATCATCATCCTCAAATCCACTAAAACCTCTGGCTTCTATCCAGTTATAAAAAAATTCCCATTCTAAATCACGGAGAGATGGTCTAATTTTTTTTCTTGATGCTGCTTTAGGCCCATCTTCTTCTTTGTGCATGATGATTCCAAAGTTAACATAGAAGTATAAGTTAGGGGTCATCCATCTCCATTTATTTGACTTAATGGTTTGGATTTCAGTATCAGATTTCTCAAGATCTACTTTAACTTCACTATCATCTATTGACCAGAACCCTTCTATACATCTCTTTTTATGACGCTTCCAATAGTCAATATAAACCTTAGACTTGGGGTGATATATTTTCACCTCATCTATTAAAAAGTTATTTCTATTGTTAGTCCAAATAAATGGCATTATATAACTCCTTTCTCAGTAGCAGATTCTTTTGCTCCTGCTCTTAATTCCCCTTCGTTAGCTTCTTGTGCTAATGCATCTTTAATTAATCTATATTGCTCATTTAATTTACTTGTATTGAGCATCATTTTATCCAACTGTTCTGCAGTACCTTTTATAAGTTTATTGGATTCAGGATCATAATTATCTAGAGTATAAGTAGTTCTATCTATAAAATTACCTCTATCTACTAGTTTTCTCTCAAATCTTACTAATTCTTTTTCTGCTATAGTTAAGCATCTGTTTTCATAAATCTCAATTAACTCTCTGATATTATGGTCTTCCCAATTTATATCAGGGTGAAAGTCTGAATTAATCAATTCTTTCTTTTCTTTTTCAGTCAAGTTTCTCCAATTGTTTGCTGGATTTGGATCTACAAAAAGAGCAATAGCCCACATTAGTTGTGAGCTATCTTCTTTCTTCCTTGATTTATCCTTATCAAATATTTCTTTAAACTCTTTTATAGTTTTAAAGATAGGATTTGCTTCCCAAAAATTTAAATCTGTATTAAAGTTTTTAACTATTGATACCATAATTAACAATTAATTTCACTGCATGAGGTAACATGTAAGTATTTTCTAATCCTGTTATGGGTGTAAATATTTGTGGATATTTCTCTACATCAGCATTGAATCTATTTGTATCTTCCTCAGTATTTAATACTAATGTCACTTCTCTGTATCCACTACTTGGAGAACCATATGCAATTACTAACTCATCTAGTAATTGAAATATAAAATCGGATACACTTGTGGGGTTATAACTATTTAACTGCATATTATAAATTGTTTGGATTGTATTCACCAGAGTTACCTGCTTTAGTCACAGGATTAAACTCAGGCACTCCTCCATGTTTGGTCTTGTATTGTGTCCAGAACTTCTTTCCAAATCTGGCCTCATAAGGTATGTGGTGCATATTGTGCAACTCTTTCTGCACAATTTCATCTGTAGGTTCTTCTTTAATAGTTTCCATTTTATGGTTACACTCACAAATACTTGTAACACAAGTCCACTTGTTAAACTCCACCCACTTCTTTAAGTCTTCTCTATACTCAAAGAATAATGTCTTCATTCCTGCCAAGTTATCGGAGTGCACTGTCTTTGTAGTACCCATCTTTTCACATTGGTTATTAATACACTTAAAAGTATAGATAGTAGCTTTCATTAGTATTTTAAGATTACGTCTGTTTCTCTGAAAATAAAATAACCCTTGTCTTCAAACTCAATAGTCATTTTATTCATACTCAATATTTGATTCATGTTAATTAGGACTATATCTCCTACTTTAACTTTCTTGCATTCTTCTCCTGCATTCACAATTTCAAGATGAGTTAACTTCTCATAGTCTGCTCTAATCTCTTCTTGATTCTTGTCTTTCCTAGCTTCTTCTGGTATAAATAATCCTGAAGCTGTTTTCTTTGCAATAAATAGAGGGTTTTTTACAATAATAAAATTACCCATCAATTGTACATCTTCTGCTCCCTTTTTCATTTTATTTGTCTTCTTTAGTTTCTTCCTTAGTTTCTTCTTTACTTTCAGACTCTTTAGTCATTAAATTTGCTCTTCTTAACATCTCTTGATAAATCTCAAAAGATCTCTCAGCTGTTAATGTTCCCCAAGAACTACTATCCCATATTAATCTTTTCTTTCTTTTTAATAGTTTAGATGAGACCATCTTTCTCATTTTATACTCTTCGTAAGTCTCACCATCTTCTACTAATCTTTCGTTCTTAATAGAACTCCTGATAATTAACCCATCAGTTGTCTTGATGTATTTATACCCTCCTTCTGTTGAGGGTAATTGTGTTCCTGATACCGCTTCCATTTTGTTCCTTAGTTATTGTTTTTTAAAATTATTCCTTTTTCTGCCCTAGCTTGTTCTAGTATAAAGTTGTCATGAATCTTATTGAATTCTTCAAAAGGCATTACAACTAAATTATCTGTTCCATTGTTTAAAGTTACTCTTGTTATCTCCCCAACACTCTCAAAGTCTTGGTTTATAAATTCAATGTATTCTGCTACATCTTGTAGATAGAAACATTTCTTTCTTTGCTTTATCTCATAGGTGGCCTCTTCAATAAACACTACTGTTCCTTTGAATCTCCACAAGTCAATTTCTTTTGTCTGTCTCGACATACTCTATCGTATTTTTTTTCATTAAACCTTAATGTCCCGAAATACTTAAATCTAACGTTAACAAAAGAATCTTTATTATCCTTATCATTTTCATTAAGTCTTTCTTTTAAGAATTTGAATTGAGAAGTATATACCGCTTCCAATACTTGATAGTCTATACCAAGTTCTTTAGCTAATCTCTTCAACTCATTTTCTACTGTCTTCTGCATCTTTAATAATATCTTTTTCTGCTACTGTTTTAGCCTTATTAAGTTCTTCTTCCGTCACCCCATAAGACATTAATAGTTTAATCAGGTTACTGGGTAACCCCTTCTGTCGTTTCCTCTTCTTCATTTAATGTCATATTAAAGGTTAACTTAAATTCAGGTACAGCGTATATAATAATGTTCTTATTAATAACATTCTTATTCGATATTAACTTATGCTTTCTCAACTCAGTAAAACAATTGTTTAAAATACTGGTATTAATACCCAATTCATTAAGTATCTCAATTCTAGTATCATAATTAAAAATTATCTTACATCTAATCTCAAGGTCTTCAATAGTCTTATATTTATCATTAAAATATAACAATAAAGCTAAAACATCTAATGTTCTCTTTCTCTGACCTAGTCCTAATACTGGCCCAATTAATTCTACATATCTCCTAAAAAATAGTTTCTTACTATTGCTAGGTATAGGCAATACTCTTTCCATTTAATCTTCCTTAGAGGTAACTCCCAGACTCGAACTGAGTTCCACTTCCTTACAAGGGAAGGCTTCACCATCAAAGTTTAGTTACCTTAGTAATTACTTACTTCTTTCTTTTTACTTTAGTAGTCCTCTTTTTAGAAGCTACTGTCTTTTTAGACACAACTGTCTTACTCTTACTTGGTGTAGGTCTTGTCTTCAAGTACTTACTTGGTATAGAGTCATAAGCTTTTCCTGCAATCCAACCTACTAAATAGGCATAGGGCTCATCGTTATTTGGATCAAACAGTACCCCTCTAGAGGTTAATATCATTCTTGCTATATGTAGAGACTCGTGAGCAACAGTATCTATAGATACCTTAGAGTTTCCACTAATAGGAATAATCATCCACCAATCTTTAGGGCCTACTTTAGTCTTTCTTTCATATGCTAGTCCTGCAAAATCTTCCCAGGCTGGCCAATTCTCTACATCATTTGCAAAAGAATCATTCTTGTCTACATGGCTAATCATCTCCACATATCCAGCTTCATCTACTACAGCAACATGTAGAAATCCTTTCTTTTGAGCTCCCTCAAACAAAGGTACTAAATATTTTGATATCTTTAACATATTGTATAAATTTTATACAGGATTATTTTTTAATTTAAACATTATACTACATATTAAGGTTACTACATTGTCAATTTCATTTTGAATATTTGATTCTTCTTTATTAAAACAAGTATATCTCATTGATTCTACTTTCTTTAATAGAGATTCAAAATAAGGAAGTATTTTGTCTTGACCCTCTAATATTGTATATTTTTCTCTACCTAATCCTTTAATAGTTCCATGTCTACCTGCATAAGCCTCAGCAATAGTATCTGCCATAGGTATAATTGCTTCATAATATTCATTTAAAGCTTTATGGGCTGCATAAGAACTTGGTTGTAAATGAAAAACGTGGGCCTGATTTCTAGAGTGAAATAGGCAGTCAATAAAACAAGCTGGATTAGTCTCATTCTCTTGTTTATCGGGTTTTATATCTAGAAGACTAGATGCTGGTGGTAAGTTATTGTTCATTAGTAGTATTGTTTGTTACAGTTATGGGAGTATTATAATAAGGCCAGTTTATTTTACTGTAATCATAAATAAGTGATCCACAATTACATGGCTTTTGAATTATGTTCCACTCTGTTACGGAGAGAGCTAGACTAGCTATTTTATCATAAAGCTGCGCTACTGTGCACTCCTCAGCTATAATAGTTTTATTGTTAAAATCAAGTGTTAGTTTCATTGTTATCTAATTTTTGTACATATTTTTTCATTGCTTCATGGAACTCTTCAGCAGGCATATCACAACCTCCTACTATTACTCTAGTGTTATAATAAATAGGGAAAGGTTTTTCTCCTTTTTTCTCATACTCTTTTACCATCTCTTCAAGAGCTTTATGTAGTTCTTCTAACTTTAACTCCTTGTATGTATTAACAGTACACTTATCTAGCTCCGCTTTGATTCCTCCAGGTTTATTTTCCATCCAACAAAGATAGTACATTATTTTATATCTGCAAAATTTTTTTTGGAAATTTTTTTGGGAATTTGTTTGGTTGTTCTTCCTAATCAAAGACCCCTACTATATCCTGCGGGTGGGGTAATATCCCCCGTGTCTCAATTGTTAAACCCCTCAAAAACAAACTGTATGAGAGCGACTTACAAAGTTATTCAATCTAACCCTAATAGCAAGGGTGGATTTGTTACTAAACTACAATCAGAGATTGTGGTTTCTGACCCTATTTTTGGCGATAAGACCAAAAAGGAAACCTTTTATATCTCAGGGACTAACCAAGTTCCTGTGGATACAGAGATCCAACACGACCACTTGTTCCCAAAATACAAAGTGGTTGAACATGAAATGATTAACCCTCAATCGGGTGAAACCTTCATGGGCAAGTGGTTGCATCTTGCTTAAGAACTTACTCCCTTCGGGGAGTATTTCTTTTTATTCTTTTACATATTAATTAATATACATATGAAAAAAGAACACAGAATCTCTCATTTGAATTATGATACTACAGATAATTCAACTTTACATGTCTTTATCTTCTTAGGTATTATGACAGTAATAGCAAGCATTGTAGTCTATTTCTTCGGTTAAACCTCATCAACCATGAAACCAAATTGTATTACTCCTTCAGGTATTATTACATTACTTGAATGGGTAATTAATCCAA